AAGCCATCTCAACCAATGTCAGTAGATGAAGTAGCAAAGGCGTTCAATGCAACTCCTGTCGCTACTCATACCGTTGCTAGTGTTGTTACCCCTAATGGTTCAGCACCAACACGTCATTGCTTACATGGCAAGATGACCGCTATCCAAGGTCCAGCAAAGAATGGTGGAATCTATAAAGGATTCTTCTGTCCTGCACCACAAGGTGCTGCAGACAAATGCAAGACTCAGTATGTCAATGCTAAAGATGCAGACTTTGCATCATTCGTAGCAGACCTATCGAAGTAACTTATGCGTACACTTCAGCGTGCTGTAAGAAGTAAGAATACTGGTGGGGAGCCAATCCCCCCAGTATTTAAATGCTTTAGAGATATGGATATTGTTGTCCGTCGTTCTGAACTTACGCTGATTGCTGGTACTCCTGGTGCAGGCAAGTCAAGTCTTGCACTTGCACTTGTTGCTCATGCCAAAATGCCTACGTTTTACCTATCAGCAGATACTAATGCCCACACTATGAGTATGAGAATGTATTCAATGTTGACAGGTAAAACTCAGGCTGAGGCTGAGCAAATTATTTCTAACAATCCAGAAGATGTATCTCGCTTGTTTGAATCTGAGTGTGCAGAAATACGTTGGTCGTTTGATTCAACTCCATCACTTGCAGATTTAGATGATGAGATACAAGGATTTGAAGTTTGGTATTAGTCCATCCATAATTGTTATAGATAACCTAATGGACTTAGCAATAGATGGGCATGAAGAGTTCAGTGGCATGCGACAAGCAATGAAAGAACTTAAGTACTTAGCAAGAGATACTAATGCTGCAGTAATTATCCTTCACCATACTAAAGAAGGATTCAATGGAGTTCCTTGTCAACCAAGAGCAGCAGTTCAAGGTATGGTCAATCAGATTCCAGCACTAATATTAACTATCGGTCAAGAGATAATTGACGAGGACAATTACATGTGCGTAGCACCAGTCAAGAACAGATATGGTAGAGCAGATGCAAGTGGTAAGACATTTGTTCGTCTATCATTTGACCCAGCAAGTATGCAACTAAAGGATATAACTAGTGATTAACGAAACCGAACAAGGGTTTACATTCGTACCCTGTGATTGGTGTAAGAAGAATCATGCAACAGTTGTTTACAAGAGTTGGACTTTACTATGCCACGCATGCTACGTGGACTTCGACAGGCAGGATAACAGTGACGACAGCAAGTAAGCGTAAAGGTTCCAAAGCAGAACTAGATGTAGTTAAATACTTACAGTCTCAAGGTTGGATATACGCAGAGCGTAGACTGGCTGGAGATAGGAACGATAAAGGTGATGTTGCTGGAGTTAATGGTGTGTGTATTGAAATTAAAAACAGGACCAAAATAAGTCTGGCTGAATGGATAGCAGAGATGATAGTTGAAACTAAGAATGCTCTTGCTAGAACTGGTGTAGTTATACACAAGCGTAAAGGTAAGTCAGATGTTGCTGATTGGTATGCAACTATGCCTGTTAGTATGTATGTACAACTATTAAAAGAGGCAGGCTATGGCGAGGATAGGCAGAGGTTTCGTCAAACTACCCATTGATGAAGTCCTAAGACATTACGGTGGGAAACCACCACGCCGTAGTAATGGATGGCGTAAGATGAAGTGTTGCTTTCATGATGACTCTCATGCTTCAGCATCACTAAACTTTGATACAGAATACTTCATATGTTTTGCTTGCGATATGAAGGGTGATGGTATTAATCTAATCAAGGAGAAAGAAGGGTTTAAAAATTACAATGAGGCTTACGAATACGCAGAAACAATTCTTGATACGAGCGCAATCACGCTACAGCAAAGCAATAGAACTGGCTCAAGATTATCTAGAGTCAAGGGGTCTAACTCTGGAGGACGCCAACAGGTTCCACTTGGGCGTCGTGGAAGAACCATACCCAGGACATGAGCAGTACAAAGGAAGATTATCTATTCCGTATCAAACACCATACGGATTAGTTGATATTAGATTTAGAAGTTTAGATAACTCTGAACCTAAATACTTAGGACTGTTAGGTGCAGAGACAACTTTGTTTAATGTACTTGCATTAAGCAGAGCAACTGATTACATCTGTGTGTGCGAAGGTGAAATAGATACCATCACTATGACCTGTCGCACGGCGCATCCAACGATTGGTGCGCCTGGTGCGACCGCATGGAAGAACTACTACAACAAGATTCTGGAAGACTATGAGACAGTCGTAGTACTTGCAGATGGAGATGAAGCAGGACTGGAGTTTGGTAAACGCATTCAAAGAACACTATCAAATACAAGAATCGTACAAATGCCAGAAGGAGAAGATGTTAACAGCATCGTAAATAAATATGGAACACAACTCATCAATGAAAAAATTACATCCGTCTTGGAATCCTAAAGATTCCATCTACGAGGTGTTAGAAGGAAAAGATTTTCAGGCTGTAGGTTTTAGATTGGATGACCTAAAGGTACCAATCTTTACCTGCTTGAATGACATTTACTTTACTCTCAAAGAGGGTAATGCAGAAGAAGCATTAATGATGCTTGACTTGCTAGGTGCTTGGCTACAATCAAAGACAACACCAGAAGCAACTAAAAGATACAACGAACTAAGAGTCATTGCTTTGACTGCAGATATGGATAAAGAACTGGAGAAAGTATTAGATGAAGGGCTATAACTTAGAGCAATTCAAAGATGACTCAATGGTTATCTATGATGAAGCATGGAATTTATTAGTTCAAAAACAAATTGACTACGGTCCAAACAATATTGCATCTGCACCTGGCGGTCCACTAAATGGACTGCTAGTGCGAATGCACGACAAGATGGAACGACTCAAGCATTTAACATATGTAACAGGAGACACACCGAAGAACGAGAGTATAGAGGATTCGTTCATAGACCTGTTAAACTATTCAGCAATTGCACTCATGGTACTTCGTGGCAAGTGGTCAGGAGTCCCTAGTCAAAGCGACTGAAAACATATCCTGAACTGGGAAAATGAAACGAGTAGTCGTACTATCAGACATGCAGATTCCTCTGCATAATAAGAAAGCAATCGAAACAGTTATGGACTTTGTCTATGACTATCAACCTGAAGAACTTTACTGCGTTGGTGATGAGGCAGATTGTTTAGCACCAGCGCAGTGGTCTAAAGGTTACGCTGCTGAGTTCTCTAACTTACAAAGAGACTTAGATGAAACAACTTGGATTATGTCTAACTTCCGTAGAGTAATAGGTGATAAACCATTTCACTTAATGCGTTCTAATCACGGAGATAGAATAAATAAATACGCAAGAAGATATGCACCTGCACTATCATCATTGCGTGACTTGGAATACGACAAGTTGCTAGGCTACAGAGATTTGAATATCACTTATCATAAACAACTCTGGGAGTTCGCACCTGGTTGGGTAATGGGTCACGGTGATGAAGGTTCATCAAGTAGATATGCAGGTGGTACTGCACTTGCATTAGCAAAGAAGATTGGTATGTCAGTGGTCTGCGGACACACACATAAATTGGGACTCTTGCATTTTAATACAAGTTTCAATGGGCGTCTGACATCTAGTCTATATGGATTTGAAGTTGGCAACATGATGGATTTAAAGCAAGCCACATACCTCAAAGGCGGTTCCGCAAACTGGCAAAGCGCGTTCGGAATCTTGTATATAGATAAAGGAAAGGTAACTCCTATACCAGTTCCCTTCTCTGGTAATTCATTTACCGTGGAGGGCAAAACTTATAAATGGTAAAAGAACAATACATAGAAGATTATAATTCTTTAGTTGGATATATTGCATATGAATATGCAAAGCGTTACCGAATGATTGATGCTCAAGATATCAGACAAGAGTTATGGTTATGGTTTTATACAAGACCCAATAAGTTAAAAGACTGGTACGAAAACTTTGAAGCAAAGGACAGAGACAAGTTAATAACTCGTTCATTAAGAAACGCTGCACAGAAATACTGCAACAAAGAAAAGGCTAAGTCAGTTGGTTATGAAACATCTGATGTGTATTACTATGATGCAACTGTTATTGAAGAGTTCTTGCCGTACATATTAACTGATTCTTATAGCATGCCTGCTGGTGTCAATGATGTGAACTACAAACCAGATGCTAATGCTATTGCGGAAAACAATACGTGGCTGGCTGTAAGAACTGACATTTCTAAAGCATATGAAGATATACATGAGAGACATCAGAATGTGCTACGCATACGCTTTGGTTCTCTAACTACGACTCTGAAGGATGTAGCCAAAGAGTTAAGTATCTCTCCAGATGCCGCTAGAAAGCGCGTAGACAGGGCTATAGCAGCCATTGTAGAGGAACTTGGGGGCAGGAGACCCTACCCAGATAATGACTACGGAAACCAAGCCTGATTACAGGGGTATCCCTACCCCAACCTGTCCAGGATGCGGAAGCAATTGGTTTCGTATGACAGTTATCTATGATGAATTAGCCTATGCACCTATTGCATATAACTTAGAGGATGCTGAGTGTGCTAAGTGTGGTGCTTTAATTAGTCCTGCTACACCTATGGACAGGACACCCTATGCTCCATGCTCGCGTTGTGGAGAAGATGAAGGTATCATAGAAGGTCTGTGCTTTGAATGTGATGAGGAGGTGAACCCAGGTGAATATACAGTTGACTGAAGAAGAAATAAATAAAGCAATTGCTTTTGTAGATGCAATGAGAAAAGATAAAATTGATTACAATGTAGTAGATAGAAAGTTTGATGCAAAGAATACTTCTTATGCTGTAAATTTAATGGGACACCTAGGAGAAGTAGCAGTTGCTAAGTTCTTTAATGCACCACTAGATGATGAAGTAAAGACAGGTGGTGATGAAGGCTGGGATACTATTATCAATGGTAAGAGAATACAAGTTAAGACCAGCACATTACCTAAGTTAATATTTAATAGTTTAGATTTATTTGTAGCAGACTACGCAATACTTGTTCAGTTAATTGGAGAAAGAAATACTCCTCATATTAATTCTTCTTTTGTAATTCATGGCTGTATTAGTAGAGATAAGTTTAAAGAAATATATTATGAAAAAGACTACGGATACGGTGTTAGATGCGTAGTTGACTCTGATAAACTGGATGATATAACATCCCTATAAACAAAAAAAGACCGTGCAGATGGGGCTGCACGGTCTTTTGCTTTATTCAGTTGTTATTCAGTTGTGTTCTTGGCTACTTGTCCGCAGTAAAACCACGGCTGCCAGCCACGCTCATTGTACAACATCACTGCTCGTTTATGCTGTTCAAAGCGATTGGCTTTAGCAGGGTCTCCTTTACCACCAACTGATTTCCAAGTAGGTAAATCAAATTGATAAAGACCCCTATACTTTCCTGTTCTAGACACTGCATTGGTCCTATTGCTTGACTCGCACATTCTCAACGCTTCCCACTGTTCAGCAGTTGGCTTGGAATGCATGAGAGTCAAGGCTAATATCGCCTCGGCTAACATGTACCTCCAGTTGGGTAAGGGACGCTATCTTCTCCTAGCCCTCCGCTTGTTTTCTTTAGCGGTGTTCTTGCTACGAGAGATAGTTCTTAGATTGCCACGTGAATCGTTGTTCTTGCGGTTGTCCTTGTGGTCCACACTAACACTCTTTGGCAGGCTCCTGCCAGTAGCACGCTCGTAATCCAATCTCGCTTTATTGGTTGAGGTAGTCTTTCCTTTTTTCTTGATGACATATATCTTTCTGCCACCATTTTGCTTAGACCCTTTATAGGGTCCATAAACTTTAGCCATTGTCTTTATCCTCAGTAGTAAATGTTACCTTGATTAAAGTCCAGATAGCAAATGCACCAAGGCAGATAACCGCTATGGTGTTTCTAGTGTCCCCTGGTTCTACTAATATCCAGGCAATAATTAAACCTACTAAGGTAAATGCCTCACCAGCCCAAGCATCTATATGCTTCCAGATGAATCTGGCTACGGCTTTGATAAGACTCACTTAATTCTCCTAACAATTGAGGCTGCTAATTGTGGTATGATTACTGCTACTAGTACGGCTTGCTGGGCTTCCTTGCGATTCTCAGGGGTAAGGTCGCTACCTAGATTGGTTACTGACTCAGGAAGGGAGTCTGCTAATGCTTGAACTGTTTGTCCTACCGCTTCAGATATTTGCTGCACTGATGGCGGCAGGGTTTGTAAAAGGTTATCTACAGAAAAGGAAGTGGAAGGTTCTTGAGCAAGAATGGGAATCTCAGGACTGGGATTCGGAGTTCTAAATGACTCAACAACAGGTTCTTCTAAAGTATCTTCAACATCTTCTACCAGAGGTTCAGAGGTCTCTTGGGGTTCTGGCTCAGGTGGAGGAGTTGATTGAGTTGGCTGAGGCTTTGGAGACGGTGACTCCTCTGGACTCTCTGTTGTCTGAGGAGTATCAGGCTGTGACTGACCAGACGAAGAAGGCTGAGTGGGTTGCTGAGCGGTTGGCTCAGTTGGCTCGGGAGATGGACTAGATGTTTCCTCTGCGGGTGGTTGAGGTTCAGACGACTCTGACTCAGTGGGCTGTGGGTCTGGTAATTCTGAACTTGGTTCTTCTGTCGG